ATTATAATACGCAAGCCCCTTAATTAAATCAGATGAGTTATCACCAACCCTGAAAAAACTCGTTGCCTTCCAAGTATATGGGCTGCCAGCTTCCGAATACCAAAGAAAGTTACCATTGCCAGAATCATTACAAAACAACCTGCCTTGAGCGTATATTATGGTGTTGTACTTAGGCGGCTCTCCGTTGTCAGTTGGACCCTGAACAGCCAAGGATGTGTCAGCTATATTATCGTTGAACGTCGCTGTACCATTTGTGAACGTAGTAACTCGATAAAAAGGCGTTAACGAATTGGCCTTTGTTCTATACAGATAAACATTGTTTACACCATAACTGACCGGAGCTGTTGCAAAGTTAGATACTGTGTTTTGACCAGATGTCGCCGATATTACGAAAGTCGTAGAAAGAGGGCCAACGTTTCCTTCTACCACATTCGTGTTCACATATGAGTAAGTGTACAAATAGTTTCCGCTAGCAGTAAGATTACCAACTCCGTTTGAAACTACAGTCGCAGTTTGCGTCGGAGCCGGAACTCCATGCCTAGTAAAAGCGCCATTATATTTGTAGGCGTTGGCATTTCCGTTACCAAAAAATATGTAATTTTCATCTTCAACAGCAGCAACCCTAACCCCGGCCGTAAACACGCTTTGAGCCGAAGGCACAGTCGTGAAAGTTGATCCCGCAAGGGTATACATTAACCCACCGAAGAATACGCACATGGTCTCTGTATTTGTATTCGTTCGATGCGAATAAATTCCGTCGCAAGCGAAAGACCCGACAGAGGTCGTATTTAGCTTCTGAATTCCCTGCCTGGTCTCGGCAGCTCCAGCATTGAACACGACATTCAGGCAATCTGAACTTTCGTTATCAGCTATGATCGATGGAGCATATTTATTATTTAAGCCACCATCGAAAAGTTGACGACCGCCAACAGGGAAAACCTTCTTCATACCGGTCCTGAAAGTGTTACAGCCAAATTATCTTCGTTCTGTACTATTGTAAAAGCATCACCACGTTTTTGTTTTTGTACGTTTCTCTTAGCCCTAGCCTTAGCCTGATCCCAACCTATCTTATAAGCTGCTCCCATAGTCGGATCTTTGTCCTTCAGATACATATGCATCACCACGAAATCGACGATATCCATATGATAATTCGTTGGAACATCCAAAACACTGGTGGCAGTAACTACTTGTGGCTCATTGTAAGAAAATATCTTAATCGTACATCCAGTCGTATCAGGACCAGGACGCAGATATAAATTGTAATTAAATACGGTATAGAACTGAGGAGAACCAAGTGTCGTTGATGCCACGTTCACCAGCGTTAGAGCATCGTCTTCACGAAATGTAATTGGCTCAAGCTTTACTCCAGCACCTGACAAATTGATGTATTCGACCCTCTTGATAGACCTTGTCTGCGTTGGAAATGAATATTGTCTCGTTCCAGATGTTGTAGTTGTCGTATATATTGCCTGAATCAAATTCATTTCGTTCGAAAGCTCCAGCTGACCTTGATAAATCAAATTGTATATCTCAGCCGAAGTGAAAAACGTGTCACTTGCAGCGTTGTATTTTGCTCTTGCGGCTGTCTCAATTTCAGATGGACTCATGTCGAAGTACTCCAAGAAATAATGCCAGTAGTGGATGTCGCCCACGTCTGAGCTGCGTTCGTTGATTGTACATATGTAGGCGTTACTGCGTATTCGTCGTTTGTAACGCCACCGGGAAGAACTAACAGATAATGTCCGGATCCATCACCAAGATGCTCATCAATACCGCCCTGTACAAAGGTCACGGTATTGTTACCAACAGACACAGTATCAAATGATACGTCTGAACTAGTACTTGAAAGCGGAAGTGCATCTAGGTTTACGGTAACGGCATCCGTTGGCATATTGAAATTTGTGTTGCCGCCGTTGCCCCACAAGTCAGTGCCCCATTTCATAGGAGCTGACCATTTAGTAGATGGTTGTTCGCCGAAAAATAAGATGGTGCTTGCTAATGATTGCGTAAAATCTGCCACAAGCTCCCCCCATTTAGCTTAATGTTATCTGGGCTGTAACAGTTAGCGTGTCTCCGGCGCCTTTGTTAATCACACTCTTCGTGTATCTTGCATACATGACACCAACAGAGCTTGAATTAAATAAACCATACTCCGTAATTGCGCCAACACCACTGCCGGTCGCAAACGTAGCCTTGATCTGATAAATCTGAGAAGTAATGTAACTAACCGTTCCTGTAGTTCTGATAACCTCGGTATTTAAAGCCGTATCACCAGCGGTTTCAGTTGTAACGCCAGTACCAATCGCTATGTACTTTACCGTGAACTGAGAAGCTGCAGCCGCCGCACTGTTTAGGAAAACAGCGAGAGCGTCCTTGCCAACAGTGGTAACTACGTTGTCACCACTTTGAACATCTTTTAGATTACCATCTGGACCATATAGTTTGGTTTCCCATTTACCAATGATTCGGAAATAACCTTCCTTGGCAGCTTCCTTTGGATCAACCATTTACCTCGACTCCCGTCGTCTTTGCAGGACGACCCCTCTTCTTTGCAGGGACCTGCTTCTCGGCCTCAAAATCAGTTACCATAGCCTCGGCATGTTGTGCCTCAGAGTGCTTCACTAAAGCGCCCTCTGTGCTGTAAACCTTCTTACACAAATTGCAAGGATAGACCTCTTGTCCCTCTTCTTCCAATTCGTCCTTTTCCTCTTGCTTTAGAGCATCAACTTTAATCATTTTAAATGAAGTTGGGTCTTGAGTCCCGTCACCCTTAATCTTAATTGGAGCAAACTGGCCCTTGAATTCATGAGCCTCATAGAACTCCATTTCGATATATCCCTTAGACGGAATGACGATATCCTCGCCTTTGAACTTTTCTTTCCATTCAACCGTATTGTTATTCCAAACCTTAACCTTCATTTAATTTCTCCTTTTTAAGTTATTAACTTCCTGAACAAATTATTTTAAATCCAACTCCGCCACCGACAGTATCGGAAGCTACGAATCTTAAGAACGGAGCCGCCGCTCCAGCACCCAATAACTCGACAACCCCGCCATTCGCACCGACACCACTGGCGATAGAAATGGCATTTGCCTGAACTGTAGCAGTATTGGGAACAATCGCGAATAGATTGAAAAACGAGGTTCCACTGTTTGGTGATACCTGAACTACAATCTGCGCCGACGTGCTCATCGTTGGAATGACTACTGACACCTTCTCCCAAGATCTGGTTAGATTTATCCCAGAACTCGTTGAAGTTCCAGACGCAATAGTATCCGCATAGACTACGGGCAATTGATAAGCCATCTTGGCCCCCTTTTAGTGACCGACAGCGATCACTGTGAAAACGTCACCGCTCGCAGCACTGCTCACCATGATCGATCCGTTGGCAGTAGCGCTAGCAGCATTAAGATTTCTCTTAACTTTAATCCCGGCTGTACCCATTGATACCGGGCAAATTGCAACCGCCTCAACAACGCTTAATGGTGTAACGATAACGCCGCTTGCAGCATCTGTCGTCACATCGAAAGCCGTCATTACTTTATTGCCTTCATTGTACTGATATAGTTTTGTTACCGTGTAAGCCATTTCTTCTCCTTAAAACAGAATTTTTGGTTCTGCCGTTTCTGGTGTAAACATTTGATCGGTTAATTCTTCGTGCATTCGATACATAAATAAAAACCTGGCAAGTGGCATTTGCTGGATATCCACTATGTTGCCCTCTGCGAATGCGCCAAAGCAGCCACCCTCAGAACAGTTAATGAATATCTGCGGGCTCTGAACTGACAACTGTTCGAACCAACCCTTAAAATTCGCATAGCTTTGCCATGACAATCTTTTATTCCCATACACGTCCACTAGTTTGATGACGTACCCCAAATTCTTGTCATATTTAGAGTCCCACGGATGGAATTTATTGTCATAAGAAAAACAAAAATCAGCACCCACAAAGGCAATTGGACAGCATCCGAGAAAACCACGAGCCAAATATAAACAAGCCCCGAGAACGTTCCCGCCATTTGAGACATAGCATTTAAAAGGTTCAATTTCATCGATCTCCTTCATTAGACCTGCGTCTGGAAGTGCCCCGTTGAACAAATAAATCTCGCCTTGCCATTTTTCTAATAATTTAGGTGGTGATCCAATATAAGCAATCAGCTTCCTATTCTTAGTCATAGCCCAGTATTCGTCAGCAGTCTTTGTCCCGCCCTCACATACCTCATCGACAACAACGTCACCCGCATCAAGGCTTACGTAAAAATCAGGTCTAGCATCGTTATCTTCCATCAAATGGAAATTATGCAGACACGACAAAAGTGGGATGTCTCCACGGTCTTTCAACTGATGCACATTCTCTTTCAGAGACGGGCCAGATCCAGCTATGACACAAGGCTTATGCTCGAATTTCTTAAACAACTTGCCAGCAGAATAGTCCTTAAATGACCCAAACTTACCCTTGTTGGCCTTCATGTTTGATAACCAAGTGTTTCTCCATGATTTTACCGTAATATCGTCATTCGTACATGCCTGCGCATACATCTGCGCCGGAGGAGTTGGGAACTCTAAAATCTTATTCTGATACTGCAAAAGAATCTGTGCGTACTTTGGCTTCTTTGAGTTGAGCAAGTGCTCTGGCAAGACATTCATTAAATCTCCTTTAATTTAAGGCCCCAAGCACCATTGCTCAGGGCCATTTTGTAATTTTATAAACTAGAACTTGAAGAAGGCAGCGTTAGTAGCTGTAACCGCTCCAGAAGATACAGAAAAAATTGCTTTTCCGTATACTGGTCCAGTAAATCCAGTGGCACTCGATTTGTTCGAGAATGTACCATCGACTCCGCCAGCAATAATGTTACCAGTAGAGAATGAATCATTCGCTCCAGCAACAAAACCTGAGAAACCTTGATACATCAGCCAACCGTAAGTACCAGTTGTCAATGTTGCATTCTTCGCAATACCGATCATCATGTCACTTCCAGTGATAGATGAAACAGTAACGCTATATCCAGACACACCAGATAATACCGCTCCCATGCCTTGAGAGATTTGCGAGTTTCCAGCGTTGTAAACATAAACATACTGGTTGCCGGCAGAATCGCCCCAAAGAGTACCAGGGATCACAGTATTGGTGGCTGTAACGCTTGACGGGGTCTCGTTCGATCCCATCACCGGTGAAATTGGTTGTAAAAATGTAGCCATAGTTTTTCTCTCCTTAGCCTGTGATACCGGTTAATGCAGCCTGAAGACGTGCATTGGACGTGCCGTAAGCACCAAGCCAATAGATCTTAGCTACCTTAACGTTTTGGTTGATTGGTTTTTGGAATGGTTCAAATCTCATGTCCTCGTCTTTATGAACCCACAAATGAATGTAGTCTTCATTCAACATGAACATATAGTTAGACGGACAGTGAGAGTCCGGAATCACTGGCGCACCGTTGAACAACAATGATGCAAAACCGCCAGACGCTGTGTCTGAATCGGAAAAGCGCTGTTGTGGCTGCAACAAAGCATAATAACTATTGTAGATCGATCGAGTAGTGATCAACACGCTTGGAGAAGCTGCATTGATGGTCGCCAAGTTGAATTGGGTCATCATAGCCGCCATACTTAGTGTGGTTGTACTAGAATCGATCTGTGATTGCCACCATGAGTTGGTAGACTGAGAAATACCACCAACTGTATTGCTGGCAGATACGATCTGTCTCAAACCAACGATAGACTTAGCATCTGTAGCATTGCTGAACAGACCAACGCCTAGCAGGTCTTCCATTTGCTTCTCTGCAATCTTAACCTTGTTCTTCACAAGACCTAAAATCGCTGCGTCACCTGAGTTTTTCAACTCATCAAGACGAGAGATTGAAATGTTGGTGTACAACTGTTTCCAAGTGTACTCAGCAGCTGTGATCTGATCATTGTCTGAAGTCGACAATGTATCATACCCAGCATACCATCCAGAAGCGGTTGGTACAGCGTAGTTCAAAGGAACCATTGCAGAAATACCGCCATCTACTTTTTCATAAGATTTCTTCTTATGTCGTTGTAGAA